TGGGTCACGTTGGCAAGGAACCTGAGTTCCGCGAGACTAAATCGGGAGACACAGTAGCGTCTTTCTCACTGGCAACCAACAGCGGTTACGGTGAAAACAAGACAACCGATTGGCACAGGGTTGTGTTCTTAGGTAAGAAAGCCGATGTAATCAAGCAGTACGTAAACAAGGGATCACAAATCTATGTCGAGGGAAGAATTGCTAACCGTTCATATGAGGACAAGGAGGGAATCAAGAGGTACGTAACAGAGATCACAGGGTACACAATGCAGATGCTAGGAGGTGCAGGAGGAGAGAAGCACACCGCTGATGTAGTCGAGAAGGGAGAGGATATTCCCTTCTAATGTAAGGTCATTGAACTATGACCTAGCAGAGCATATGAAGTATTCATTTGCTAGATACTGCTACCGTAAGTCGAGAAAAGACTCCTCAAAAAACTGGAGCGATGTATTCAAAAGTTTTTGGGGAGTCTCTCTTGAAGAGTACATAGAGTACGCAATCAAAAAGAATCTGAAAGACGATTACGAGGAACTTGAATGTCATTTTACAGAGAAGTAAGGTTTTTTAAACGGTCACAGGGAACAAGGACTGTGATCCTTCAGCAATATCCAGTGATCATAGATATCGGGGCCATATGTTGGGCCAAGAAATCAAACAGAAAGCAGGAGGTACTAGCGCAAGACATGGCATCCAAGAGTACCTTCAAGGACATCACCGTGTATGAGATAGGCCTTGCCGATAACAGCAAGTGGATCATCCCAATGTCTGAGATAGCCAAGTTGGAGATCGAAGTAGACGAGGGGCCTGTCACGTTATGAACGAGTATCAAAAGTTTATACACAAGTCTAGGTACGCCAAGTATCTGGATGAGCAGAAGCGCAGGGAGACATGGGAAGAGACAGTCGAGCGTTACGTAGACTTCTTCCAGAACAGAACGTCCATTAATCTGGGGCCTGTGCGTGATGCCATCATTAACATGGATGTCATGCCTAGCATGAGGTGCATGATGACTGCGGGTAAAGCATTGGACAGGGATGCAGTCGCCGGATATAACTGCTCGTACCTTCCTATCGACAGCCCAAGAGCATTCGATGAGTGCATGTATGTTCTCATGTGTGGCACAGGAGTTGGCTTTAGTGTGGAGCGAGGCTACATAAACATGCTACCTCACGTAGCAGATGAGTTCCACGACAGCGATTCGGTTATCGTTGTAAGGGATAGCAAGATTGGGTGGGCAAAGGCCCTCAAGGAACTGGTCAGCCTGTTGTATGCGGGGCAGGTTCCCACATGGGATGTGTCCAAGATCAGGCCTGCGGGTGCTAGGCTCAAGACATTCGGGGGCAGGGCATCAGGCCCAGAGCCACTGGAAAAACTGTTCCGGCACTTTGTCAGCGTGTTCAGGGGAGCATCAGGCAGGAGACTAAACTCCATAGAGTGTCACGATCTGGTGTGCTTTATCGGGGAGTCAGTGGTAGTCGGTGGTGTGCGTAGATCAGCCACTATCTCGCTGTCCAATCTGACTGATGATCGTATGCGTCATGCCAAGTCTGGTCAGTGGTGGGCTGAGAATCCTCAAAGGGCTTTGGCGAACAACAGCGTATGCTATACAGAGAAGCCTGACATGGGTGTATTCCTGCGTGAGTGGACTGCCCTGTACGAGAGTCGCAGTGGGGAGCGTGGCATCTTCAATCGTGAAGCCGCAAAGAGCATGGTTCCAGAGCGCAGAGACAGCGACTATGAGTTCGGTTGCAACCCCTGCTCTGAGATTATTCTCAGGCCAAAGCAATTCTGTAATCTGTCGGAGGCTGTATGCAGAGAGGGCGATACGCTTGAGGACATCAAGAACAAGGTAGAGATCGCCACTATCATTGGCACTCTACAGTCCACGTTAACTGACTTTAGGTATCTGTCTCCCGCATGGAAGAGGAACACTGAGGAAGAGAGACTGCTTGGCGTTAGCCTGACAGGTATCATGGATTGCCCTGTTGTTATGAACGCCAGTGCAGATGAGTTGGAGTCTCTCAAGACTCACGCTATCAGGGTAAACAAACAGTGGGCAAAGAAACTTGGAATCCCAGAGAGTACCGCCATCACTTGTGTCAAGCCGTCAGGTACGGTCAGCCAACTTGTGAACAGTGCATCAGGGATACACCCTCGCTACAATTCACACCTGATTCGGAGGGTTCGCAACGATAAGAAAGACCCTCTATCACAGGCCCTCATTGACTCTGGAATACCGCACCACACTGACCCATACAATGCAGAGGCTTGGGTGTTTGAGTTCCCTCAGAAGTCTCCCAAGAAGTCTCTGACCCGACATGACCTGTCAGCCTTGGAGCATCTTGAGATATGGAAGAGATTCTCTATACACTGGTGCGAACACAAACCGTCAGTCACTATCTACGTCAAGGAGCATGAGTGGGTAGAGGTAGGCGCATGGGTGTGGCACAACTTTGATATTGTATCTGGCGTGTCCTTCCTGCCTAGCGCAGACGAGGCTCACTCGTATGAGTCTGCTCCCTATGAGGACTGTGATGAAACAGAGTACAAAGAGAGAGCCAAGCAGATACCAAAGGAGATTGACTGGGACTTGATCCTTGAGGAAGAGGACGTTACCACTAGCAGTCAGGAGTTTGCCTGCACAGGAGGTGCTTGTGAACTGTGAAACACAATGAACGTATCTCTAAACTTCGGTGAACAGGTTGTATGTAAAACTTTAGCAAAGCAAAGGTACGAACTGGCTAGAAAAAATGGCAGACCGGATCAACAGATAGGAAAACAATCATCAGAACAAACTGATCTTGAGGGCATTGGCGGGGAAATAGCCGCAAGCAAAGTATTAAATGTATACCCAAGCCTGATACTTGAGCCTGACTCTGGTTGGGATATTAAGTATAGAGGGATAAAGATAGATGTAAAAACAACAAAGTACAAAACTGGAAAATTAGTTGCCAAGTTAAACACAAGATCGGAAGAGGTTGATGTTTACCTGTTGGTAACAGGAGTGTTTCCAGATTATATCATAAGGGGGTTTGCCTTAAAAGATGAATTACTATCTGATAAAAATATAAACGACTTGGGGCATGGGCCGGGGTATACATTAACTCAAGATAAATTGCGTCCTATAGATGAACTATACACCTAATGGCTAATTCCCCTTGGCCTCTACAAGAGAGCGACATAACTGAGAGCCTGTGTACCAAGTGCGCTTTATGTTGCGAGATTGAAATCAACCCCAGTTGGAAAGACCCAAGGAAGATGCAGTGGTTACATGCCATAGTAGAAAAGCATGACCACATTGAAGCCACAGAAACTGGCATCAAGATTAGATGCTCTCACCTAGTAGACAACTACAAGTGTGGCATATACGAGGAGCGACCTCAAATGTGCAGGGACTTTAACTGTGTCGCATGGGCCAAGGTCAGTAACAACAGGGAACAGTACAACAAGGTATTGGAGATCGCTAAATGAACCTTCTTATAATTCCTGATGCACATACCAACCCAGACTATGACAATGAGAGGTTTACCCATCTGGGTAATTTCATTGTGGAACACAAGCCAGAGTACATAGTATGTCTGGGTGACTTTGCTGACATGCCATCGCTGTCTTCCTATGACAAGGGAACCAAAGGCTTTGAAGGCAAACGTTACAAGAAAGATATACAGAGTTGTATTGAAGCCCAAGAGAAACTTATGGAACCGTTGAGGGCGCACAACGCCCAGAAGAGGAAGAACAAGGACAAGCAGTACAAGCCCAAGATGCACATGTGTCTTGGCAACCATGAGGATCGCATCAGCAGGGCGACTAACTCTGCGCCTGAGTTAGATGGAGCCATTGGTATCAGTGACCTACAGTACGAGAAGAACGGATGGAAGGTTACTGCATTCAAGTCAGTACTGACTGTAGCAGGGATATCCTTCAGCCACTACTTTACCTCTGGCATATCTGGAAGGCCCATCAGTAGCGTCCACCTTGGCTTCACGCTGGTTTCTAAACTACACTGTAGTGCGGTACAGGGTCACACCCATTTGTACAACCATTCTGAACAGACGAGGCCTGACGGTCAGAAAATATTCGGTCTTAGTGCCGGATGCTATAGTCACCCCAAGTACTCTGAGAACTGGTGCAGAGACACTGAGCATCAGTGGTGGAGAGGAGTGATTATGTTAAACCAACTAGATGGTGAGGGTTACTACGACGAGATAGTCGCCGTTACTCAGCGGAAACTGTCGAGGGAATATCAGTAATGGACACCACGCAACCGATGGGGAAGGCAGTTATGCCAAAGTAGTTGCCCTCCGCATCCTTGGTGTTGGCAATCTTCAGCACCCTTGAGTCTTTAACGATGAGGTATCCGACAGACCAAAAGTTTTGCGGCTCTATCTCATCTTCTTTTTCCCACCCTGCTGATGCGTAGATGTCTAACCATTCTACGCATACCAATCTCACAGCGTCCTCTTTATGTTGGCAGTTGCTTTTCTAAACTCGCCCTTGTCCTCTCTTGCCTGATCAACTCTTGTCTTCAACTCGTTTACTTTTCTTACCCTTTCGTTTTTAGATAACTTCCTGTTGGTTTTAACGTAATCTATTTCTGACTCAAGTTTTCGTATGTCTACATCAAACCTTCTTAGTTGTCTTGACCTTGCTTTAGGGGATACAGCATAAGGATTCAACCCAACTGCCGCGCCAAGCACTCCCATAAAACTTCTTCTTGGTTCTCCAAATACGTTCTCTCTTCCTAACATAAGGTCTGCAAGTTTGCCTTCTACTTCTCTTGGGTCTAGCCTAAACATGGCTTCTCCCAAAGAAGACAACGACACAATACCTGTTCTCGTTAACCAAGGAGGCATGATCATTGAGTTCATGTAACTCATTTTGTCAAACACTCTATCAGATAATGGATCGTTCTCATTTGATATTGGCCTTTGTGACCAAGGATCAATGCCTGTTGAGATAGCGGTAGCCATCTGAAACATTGGCCCCATAATTCCACCCTCTACTAAAGCCCTGCTAAATTCTCCTTGCCTGAGATGAGAAAATGTTTGGGTGTAAAATGACCAAGGAAAGAAATAAGAAAGGTCAACTGCTTGAATGTTTC